AAGCCTTGTGTTAAACCCGGCTCTCCTAACGGAAAGCCGGATGACAGACGCCAACGCTAAATCAATCTCCATCCAAGCCCTCTGGGTCCGTGCTGACCTGTTTAATCAGGGTGCGGCGAAGGAATGGGCACTTCAGCACGGCTTTATAACCGATAACCTCCGCACCAAGACGGATGACGCTGGGGTTATTTCGCATTATATCTTCGTGCAGTACGAGCCTGATCAGGCTGATTCAGAAACATTTCGCACTATTAGTGATCAATTTCCCACAGGCATTAGCGCCACAAGCGCAGAGCGTAAATCTATGGAACCCATCGAGAGCAAAGCATGGTCAACCTTTGAAGTAAAAGGCATCAGCGAGGACGGGGAAAGGATGCTGATAAAAGGCATCGCATCCACCCCCGAAACTGACCGCGACGGCGATATTGTCGACAGCAAAGGTGCAAAATATAAGCTTCCTATGCCTCTGCTCAACGGTCACTCGCACAGCGACCCTGTCGGCAGCGTTGACGCGCTTACTGTGACGAGCAGGGGCTTGGAAATGGAAGCTAGCATACCAAAAGACAGCGGCCTTGATTATGTAAACCGCGCCTTCTTGCAAGTCAAAGCTGGACTCTTAAAGGGTTTAAGCATCGGCTTCCGCCCCTTGACATCGGAACCCATAAAAACGGGTGGCCGACTGTTCAAGTCGATGGAGATTTTTGAGATTAGTTTAGTTTCGGTGCCAGCCAACAGTGGCGCTGGTATCACCGCAGTGAAGAAATTTGACGGCCAGCAGCTTGACTTGGAAGGGCAGTTGTTCGAAGCCCAAGCAAAAGCTCTGGACGCCAAGAATCGCGCAGCCGCTGCGATTCAAAACGCCGAGTCCGTACTGGACCGGTGTAGAGTTAGATAGGAGACATTAAAATGTCTATTTCAGAAAAGATAGTGGCTGCACAAGAAGAATTGTCCGGCTTGAAAGACCAACTGACCGAGCAAGCGAAATCCTTCGATGAGACTGCTGAAGAGTCTGCTGGCATCGCAATGGAAGAAGTATCCGAGTCCATTGAGAAAAAGACACAAAACCTGAACGTATTGCTAAAGGCAGAAGCTGCCCTAGGCGCTCAAGCACAGCCTGTTGCTCCTGCCATTGTTCACGCAGAAAGCTTAGGCCGTAAGGGCCAAGGTGATGCTGATTTGCTGGTAGCTTCCGCAGCCGCGACAATGGAAGCGTACATTAAGCGCGTTCCTGTTTCTCAAATCCTAGAAGAGCGTTATGGCGACGATGATCGTGTAAAAGCAGTTGCCGGTGTTGTGAACAAGGCTGCACAGCCGATTGCCACAACGACTGGAACTGGTTGGGCCGCTGAACTTACGCGAGAGAGCTTCGCACAGTTTATGGAGCTGATTCAGCCTGAGTCTGTCGTTCCTCGCTTACCGTTGGACCGTTACGACTTCGCCCAGTCCTCAAGCATCAAGTTCAGTAGGCGTGAGGCTACACCTGCATTGCCGAACTTGGCAGGCGCTTTCCGCGCTGAAGGCGACCCCATCAGGATTGGTGCTGCGTCTTTGGGCTCAGGCACATTGACTCCCAAATCAATGGGCGTAATTGGCACGTTTACAAACGAGCTGTTCCAGCGTTCGACGCCAAACATTGCTGCCGAGATCCGCAAGTGGATGATTGAGGATACCGCAATCGCGTTGGACGGAGCGTTCTTGGGCACAACTATTGGTTCTGCGACTGTCCCTTCTGGCATTCAAGCAGGTATCGCTGCTGGTGACACCCATGCGAGTGCTGGTAACACTCATGCGAACATTACAGCGGCAATTCGCGCAGCCATGCAGTCAATGTCTGGTCAGAACTTAGGCCGCCGTCCTGTATTCGTGATGCACCCGTCACGAGCTTGGGGCATTCAGCTTGCGCTTACTGCTACTGGTGGGGCTGCGTTCCCATCTATGGCTAATGGCACACTGCTGGGCTCGCCTGTTGTTACAAGCACAACCGTGCCTGCTGACGTCGTGTTTATGATTGATGGTAGTGAGGTCGCGTTTGCTGGCGGAACACCTTCGTTCCTCGGAACTGAGGTTGCTACCTTGCATGAAGAGGCGCTGCAGTCGGATGTGTTGCCAATCGCTACTGGTTCAGCTGGAGCTGGTGTTGTTGCGACTCCTGCGCGTTCGCTTTTTCAGACCAACTCTTCGGCGCTGCGTATGACCATTGAGCTTGATTGGTCTATTAAGCGCTCTGGTGCGGTTCAGTTGATTACTGGTGTAAATTGGTAAGCGTTTGAAGTGTTAGAAAACCACCTCACCCTTTCGGGGGTGAGGTCTTTTTTATAAAAGAGGAAAGCAGTATGTCGGAAGATATAGTTTGGGCTTATAAGCCGCTAAAGAAGTTAAAAAATCAAACAGGTTTCGTTGAGTGCGATGAGGCGCTTGCAAAAAGCCTGATAGATTCTGGTGACGCACAAGACCCTAGGGACGGCGCGTTGCACCTAAATGAAATTCAAGAGGCGACTGTCACTAAGGCAGAGGAAGCGCCAAAGAGAAGGACAATCAATAAGCCAGTAGTGAAAGCTGATTAATGGGGGCTTTCGCGAGAATAAAAAATATTTTCGGTATGGGTGAAGGCTCTAGCCGTAGCGTATTCGGTGAGGGTGAGCTTGGCGGTTGGTATCAGATCAATAATCTAGAGGCCGATGGCTTCCAGCGCAACTTGAGTATCACTGGAAGAGATGCCCGCCATATCCCTGCAGCTTATGCTTCTGTGATGGCAAATGCGCGAGCAGTCAGTCAGTGCCGACCAACACACAGGCGCAAAGACTCCACTGGCAAGCATACGGTGATCGAGAATAGCGCGGCGTTTAGAATATTTCGCAAGCCCAACAATTATGAGACTTGGAGCCAGTTTATTCTCAATAGCGTTGCTCAGATGCAGTTTGATGGTGAGTGCTTTGTTTTGGTTGGCCGTAATGATCGGCAGGAGGTTGTCGCGTTAAACAGGATGGACTCAAAGACCTGTCAGCCTTACATCACGGATGGTGAGCTTTTCTATTCTGTCGGCAGCAATCCCATGCTGATTGAGACTGCTGATTACTTGGTCCCTGCCAGGGATTGTCTACATTTGAGAAGCCACTGCCCAAGGCACCCGCTTATGGGCGAGTCTCCAATTAAGGCGGCAGCAATGGCGGCGGGTATAAGCGTCAGTCTTAGCCAGCATCAGTTGGCCTTTTTTGCCAATATGTCAAGGCCGAGCGGCATTCTCAGCACTTCAGAGGATTTGACTCGTGAGCAATTAGAAAGTTTACGTGCAGCATGGAAGGCAAAAAGCCAAGGCGTGAACTCAGGTGAGATTCCCGTTCTCGGTGGTGGCCTGAAGTTTCAAGCTTTAGGCATCACCTCGCAGGACGCTCAGTTGATACAAGCGCAGCGCATGGCAGTGGAAGACATTGCTAGAGTCTACGGCACACCTCTGCCGGTGATTGGTGATATGTCTAACAGCACCATGAATAACGTAGAGCAGTTGGTTAGTTTGTGGCTATCAATTTCTTTGGGTGCAACACTTGAGAACATCGAACGCAGTCTAGAGCGTCTGTTTCAGATGCCCCCGTCAGATTCCATAGAGTTGGACGCAACAGCCCTTCTGCGTACTGACTTTCAGACTCGTATAGATGGTTTGACCAAGGCTGTGCAGGGAGGCGTTTACACGCCAAATGAAGCCCGAGAGAGGGAAGGGCTGCACCCAGTTAAAAAGGGCGATACACCCTATCTCCAGAGCCAGATGGTTGAGCTGGGGTACAAGCCCGAGCCGGTTGCTCCTCCTGTAGCGCCTGAAGCAGCGCCAGTAGAGGAATCAACTTCTGATCCTGATCCTGAAGCCACCAAAGGTGCGCTCATATACTCTATCAAAAGGGCCATGCAGGCATGACCGATTCAATATTACTGGAAGCCGTAGGTGAGATCCTGCGTGACGAGCGCGGACTGACTGACGAGCAAATCAAGACGATTACGTTCGACATGACTAAACGCATCAATGATTTACAAGGCTTGATGGCAGATGATGGCACTGTTTTGGCGGGTAAGATTGACACTCTCAAAGATGAGATTGGTGAGCTGGTCAAGGACGCCCACGGAGACACTCTTGCACAGCTTACCAGCGACATTAACGAGAAGCTGCAAGCTGAATATGGCATTTTGCAGAAGTCTGTAGATGACTCTATAGCCTTGAATGTCGACAAGCACGTTGCGGCTATTGAAGAGAAGGCTGGCTGTGCGATTAATGTATTGGCCGAGCGCGTTGACCAAAAGCTTCTTGATATTAAAGACGGAGAGAAGGGCGCGGATGCTAGCCCTATTGATGTTGCTCTGGCTTTGATTACTGATGAAGAGCACATTAAGACGCTGCAAGGGGTCCAAGGCGAGACTGGATATGCTGGCGCTGACGGTTTTAGTCCAGAGCCAGAGGAAGTTGCTAAAAGTTTGTCGTCTTCTCCTGACTTTCTGGCCCAGGTTAAGGGTGCTCAAGGTGATAAGGGTGGTGACGGCGTTGGCTTAGACAAC